CACGGACACAAATTCCAACGAAAGCGGACAAAAACCCGCCGACATTCTAACATTTCTAATATTAACTAAAACTTGCCACACATTCTTCATCGCATCATGAGTGGTTATTGCGTAGTTCGGGACAACCTTGAACTGAAACCTTTTCTTTGCAGCAGCGGTGTAGTAAGATGCCAGAGTGGCCTCATCCGCTCTTTCCATTCTTTTGTCTACCAAACAAACACTGACACCGCCTCTACAATTGTCGGGCAAATTCCACTCACCTGTAACCACAAGACCAGCAAGACAGACATATCCATTTTCGATGAGTTTCACACCTTTGAGAAGGTTAACTTCGGATAACGACTCATTTTCATGTACCATTATCTTATCAACCTTGGAACACATAACACTTTTGACTGGTGTGAACATTGACGGCAACAATTTCTCCATTTTCGTCAAGTCAATAAACTCACCGACATTCACCTTCCCTTTAACAACTAGAGCCATCTAGGAATAAACTTCTAAAAAGAACCTTATCTGACAGATACTTTACCAAACTTTTATAAACAAACGAACCCGCCGGGGCGGTTTTATGAACCTCCCAGATCGCGTCGTCCAATTGCGTGTAGTACGCACAATTGTTCAACGAAACAGCAACATCACAAAGAGACCTCCTGAATTCTTCTAAGTGATCCCAATCCTTGATGTGTTTAGCACCAAGCTTGGAGATCAACTTTAGAGGGTCGTAATAAACAATGCACCCTCTGTCGTGATGTATTACGTACCTCCCGCAAAAGTATCCATATTGCTTTTTGAACAGTTTTGCTTCAAAATTCCACATAAGATTTGCCGCTTGCTGTACATCAGGGAACTCGCATCCTTTCGGAAAATAGAGCAAACTGTCATCTCCGCAAAAGGCGCCTTTGATTATTTTCTCCATAGGAAGCATTGAAGCTAAGCATGCAGCGATGATCACAGTGTTCCCGATGAAAGTGGTGACGTCACCGCTCTTCCTCTGGTACCATATACAGGTTTTGATTCCTGCAGTATAGTCCTTCAGAGTGGTCTTCCTGTGACCTTGTTTCCAAACTTCTCCCAAGAAATCTTCGAACCCTAGCCTTCGCCAGATTTCGTACTCAACAGCGCAATGAAATTCATTTTGAGATTTATCGTACTTCGAGATATCAAGCTCCAAAACATCCATTGGCACGTGACTATCAAGGTCTCCAAAGAATTCCTCGATTTGTGCCGGTGTTTTTCTCGTGAAGAACAAAAATCTACTTGAGTCCACACTATCGAGCAACTGTCTAGTTAATTCACTGAACAAAGGGCCGAAGATAGCGTTGATCTTTTTTGAGTGATACACAATCGTTTGCAGGGCAGGATACTCCGTTTGAATGGATGTGTCCAATTTCTGCTTAGGTTGTGCTTTGATCATGTGCCTGTACTGATCAACCGCTGGCAAGTCGACAAAATCAAAATCTGCAAGTTGGCCAATAGTCGCTTGCTCTTGTTTTTCTAACCATCTATTGAGAGACTCTCTACTGAACAAAGAAACATTTTTATTTGGTTTTCTTTTTTCTTTAAG